CAGACTCTTACGCTGCTGTGAGCATAAGAGGAGCGCGCCGCATTGCAGGACCGGCAATCGCCTGTACAGCCTGCCCGGCACTCGCAACTCGTTCGACGATGTCCAGTACACCGTTTCCCATGTTAACGGCATTCTGGAGCATCCGGTTCCAGTTCCAGTCGTCAGTGACGCCGTGGTGAGCATGACTCGCAACAGCTGGGTTGCTGATGTCAAACCTCACACGCCACTCAACACTCACAAGGAATTGCAGCTCCACTGGATCCGCATCTCCTGCACTTTCGTTGATAACAACAATCGGGGCCCATCCAGTCGACGCCACAGCGGCGGAATTGAGGGTCCCTCCTTGGTCAGGAGAATACGACATTGGTAGAAAATCAGCAACAGCGGCCATGTTCAATGGGTAACTGTTCAACTGAACTCCACGCAAAGCAAGCTTACCAGCCGACATCAAGCGCGGACGGAGATAGCTAATGCATCCCGTCGCGACGTCATCCCATGGCTGTAAGCGGTCATTCAGATCCAATTGAGTGTTCGAAACGGCAGCGGCAATGATGCCCTTCGTTGTTTGCAGAGCCTGAGGATTCATTATCTGCACACTGATAGCTGAAGGTACACATGTTAGCCCACTGCCTGAAGCAATTGCAAATCCACTCCCACCAGGCATAGGTACTCCTTTGAACTTCACGTTCTGATTGCCATTGATGGGGAGAGCTGAATTGACTGATTCTGTACACACAAGGTTCGACCACGCCGGTATGTCCAAGCGCTGGAAAGTTCCAAACTGAACATACTTGGCTGCTGACTTCATTAAAGCTGTGGTACGAACAACTGCATAGGGACCGGTCGCCCGCGGCAAAGCCGCGTGACACTGGTCGAAGGCATCCCATGCACGTAACGTGATGGAGCGCGGAGCACTCAAGAAAGGTCTCGCGACTGTTCTGCCAGTGCCTTGAGCAAGCTGGCGATCAGCACGAGCTCGGCCACCCGACACGCGTTTGCGTTGCCGGGGCCGGTAACGGTTCTGACGACCGCGCTTTCCTTTACCGCCTGC